CCGCTACGTTATTAATATCCGACTTTAGGCTGTTGAGTGCCGTTTTAACTTCGGCTCCACCGGCCAGTCCCGTGTATGTGATATGTTCGGCTGCATGCTTATCCGCTGTTCCAGTAATATGATTTATTAGTTGAATGTTTATTGCTATAATATTAGCTTTCCACTTCGGCCATGCGTCTCGTAGTTTTGTAATGCCAAGGTAATCTTGTAATGTAGCCAATTAAATTCCCCCTTATATAAATTGACTGCGAAAATCAAACGTAAAGTCCGTATCTCCGCCTGTTTTGGTTATTACGATTGTGTTATTGCCAGGTATCAGTTTCAAGAACTCACCCACGTCGCCAGTGACGTTGAATAATTTATTCGTTGCACCGTTTTTCATAGTTGCGTTTACATTGTCAATTGTGATTGTTTGGGCAACGCAATTTTCAGTATAGGTTAAAGTTTTACCATTCATCGAAATTGCAAATACAGTGAACGTGCCAGTAACAACGATGTTAAATTGTGCGCCATTTTCCGCGCCCAAGCCTAGTTCAGCGTTTCCGTTGTAGGCAATTGTTATTATATCGCTACTAACTCCAGCATCTAATGTATAAGTGTAATCATCCCCCGCATCCAATAAAACGTCTGAGTCAAGCGGTACTCCATCGTCAATACATATATCCTCTGCGCTTGTGATAACGCTTAGCGCAAAGGGTTGACACTCAAACTGTATAGATGATTTTCCGATCCTAAAAAAGTTTTCCAGTCCGACATCGCTATATATTTTCGCAAGATAATATTTATCAGGTTCATCGTCAAAAACAAGTTTTTTATAACTCGTTTGACTCAGCCATGCAGCGATATCTCGTGTGCGCAATCTCAAGTCGTTAAGTGTAATGCCTACGTACTGTATAATCACGGGAATAATTATATTGTCAAAAGTATTATTACCGAAGTCATACGTGCCATGCTTCCCAGGTATCATAAATTCACGTTTACGTTGACTTGGCAAAAATGAGCGATTAACTGAGTTCACAATGATATCAAAATTATCATAACTATGAAGATTATCAAACATAAAACCGCTCATGTTGTCACCCCCTGTCCCCTACTTCGCCCACGTTGCAAACTATAAAGCTCTTTTGCAACAAGCTTGATGTCATTGTCATTCCTCACATACATATTTTGCACAACAACACCGTTTGTTACCGTCTCTGTCGATTTTGTTTGATCTGCAATACTGCCTACGCCTCCCATACCGGCCATAGCGGGAGTTAAGTGCATTCCAATATTTACATCGGAAGATAACCCCTTGATAGCGTTCGCAACTTTGTATTTGCTGTCCTCAATGCCTCTGGCTAATCCACTCATGAAATCAGGCATCCAATTTTCATAATCTTTCAGCGGACCCTCGTCAGGTGTTGAAAAGTGCAGGTAACCTCTAATTGTACTAGCAATATTTTTCACGGCATTTGCAATCCCGTTAATTGCACTCATGATTCCATTTTTCAATCCATTAATGAAATCTTTACCCCATTGAAGAGCCTTGCCTGGTAATGACGTTATAAAACTTATCGAGGTGTTAAGCCCATTTATAATAACGCTTCTTATTGTGCTCATCATGGAGCTGATACCATTTTTTAGCCCATTCATCATGTTGGATCCTAGACTGTGCATGGTGTTGGGTAGGTTTCTAAAAAACGTAAGCAAGCCGTTAAAAGTTGCTTTTGCACCGCTCACTGTGCTTGACATTATGCTGCTTACACCATTTCTTAGTCCGTTCCAAGCGTTAACTGCACTTGATTTTATGCTCTCCCACAAGCCAACATAATAGTTTTTAAGCCCGTTGAAGATTGCTTTTCCAACAGCGACAAGTCCGTTCCATGCACCTGTACAAAAACTAACAATGAGACTGATTGCGCGAGAGAATATTAATTTTATGTTATCCCAAATATCGCCAAAGTAGGTCTTTAAGCTGTCGAATATATTGGCTGCATCTGCTTTTAGTTGGGTAAAGTTTCCGGTTACTAAATCTATAATTAATAGAATCGCTCCCAGGAAGATGTTTTTGATAATTTCCCATACCGCCGTGAATATCCTTACAAGGGAAAGGAATATGACATATATATCATTTATTTGCTTTCCAAATGTAGTTGTTACAAAGTTGACTATTCCAGATATGGTATTCACAAAAGTATTTTTGATGCCGCTCCATACCGACACAAAAAAATTCTTAATACCATTAAACACATTTTGAATAGTTGAATTTATTGAGTTCCATACATTCACAGTAGCTGTTTTTACTTCGTTCCATAATCCGTCAAACCATGCAGGTATGCCAGTGAATATAGCAACTAACCCGTTCCATGCTTGGGGAAGCGCAACTGTGAAGAATTGCACGAGAGCATTTACAACTGTGCCTACAACCGATTTTATACCGTTCCATATGTTTATAATTGCTGTGCGAAATCCTTCGTTTGTGTCCCATAGCTTTTTTATTCCAATTGTGAGCAGCACTATCACAGCCACGATTGCAATTATCGCCAAAACAATTGGATTAGCCGCAAGGAAACTAATTGCTACCGCAAGCCCTTGAATTGCAAACGCAAGCGGCGATATTGCGGCGATCAACCCTATGACGACAAGTATTGTCTTTTGAGTGCCTATATCGAATGATGCGAATTTATTTGCAAGTCCCGTGATATAATCAATAATCTCTCGGATTATCGGCGCAAGAACCTTACTCATCGTAATAGCGGCTGTTTCGATGGAACCGCTCATTGCTTCTAAGGAACCTTTTCCGTTATCAAGCATAGTCTTTGCCATGTCTTTTGCCGCACCATCCGAGGTTTTGAAAGATTGTGTTAGTGCGTCAAATTTAGCTGGCCCTTTTTCAATTAATACCATCATCCCGGATACTGCTTCTCGCCCAAAGATCGTGGCTAAAGCATTGACCTTTTCTTCCTGGGTTAATTTTTTTGTCGATTCAGTAACTGCCCCTATAACATCCTTAAATGGTAGCATTTTACCGGTAGCATCAAATACTTCAAGCCCTATTGCTTTCATCGCATCTGCCGCTGGCCCACTAGGACTTGCTAAGGCTAATAATGCACCTCTTAAAGTAGTCCCGCTCTGTTCACCTTTAATCCCGGCATCAGCCATGATTCCAATAGCTGCCGATACTTCTTCAACGCTTAATCCCAAAGCATAGGCTGGGGCCGCTGCATATTTAAGCGCCATTCCCATATCAGTAACATTTGCGTTTGTATCGGCTGCCGCTTTTGCTAAAACATCAGCAAAATGGCCACTTTGGTCTGCTCCTAATCCAAATGAGCGCAATGCGCTAGAAGCTATATCGCTCGCGGTTGCTACGTCTAAACCTCCGCTTGCCGCTAAATCCAGCATACCGGGCATAGCTGCTATTATTTCATTGACCTTGAATCCTGCACTTGCTAGATTTTCCATACCCCCTGCCGCTTCGGATGCGCTGAAAGCTGTATCTTTTCCTAATTGCAAAGCCAATTTATTTAAAGTTTCAAACTCCGCCCCTGTTGCGCCCGATATGGCTTTAACCTTTGACATTCCCGCTTCAAAATTCATCCCAGCGTTCAATGCAGCCACTCCGATTCCGGTTATCGCAATGCTTACGGGTGCCATTTTCTTTCCTACGGTGCCAGCGGCTTCTCCGGCTTTCCCTGCGGCAATAGATATTTTATTTAATGCCACGCTGCTTTTTGATGCCTGACTTTCAAGTTTTTTAAGTTCTTGCTCGGTCTTAACGACTTCTTGCTGCAATTTTCTGTATTGGTCTGCTCCGATTTTACCCTCTTTGAATTGTTGCTGTGCCTGTGCTTCCGCAGTTTTTAAAGTTTGCAATTTTTCTTTTGTGTTTGTTACACTCTCAGCTAGTAACTTTTGCTTTTGGGTTAATAAAACGGTGTTCGTCGGGTCTAGCTTTAGCAATTTGTCAACGGATTTCAACTCGCTCTGTAAATCTCTGCTAACCTTGTTTACACCTTGGAGAGCTTTTTCAAGGGGACCCGTATTCCCTCCAATTTCAACCGTAATCCCTTTTATTGTTCCCGCCATATTCTCACCCTCTCAAAAAAGTACATAAAAAAGAGCCTATCTGTAAGCTCTTTTAGTTTTTTATTTTGGTTTATATATTTAATAATTGTTTTTTCTTTGTATTAAATTCATTTTCTGTAATTGCTCCAACATCGAATAATTCTTTGTATTTTATAATTTCATCTGCTGGACTCAACTGTTTTATTAGTTGCCCTTTTAATGTTTGTTGTTGTATTTCCTCAATTTTTTCTTTAATATTGTTCACTAATTCATTATTTTTCTTAGCAAATACTACAGTGTTTTCATCTTTCGTAGCATCCATAATGCCTTTCTTATTTTCTATTCCACCAGGTACGGTAAACTGTATATATCCATTTATAAAAGTTCCAGCCCATTTAATTTGTATCCCTGTTATTTGTTTTAAATAAATGGTTTTTTCACCTTTAAAAAATCCTTGTGTCATTTTTGCTAAAGCACCTTTTCTTTTGATTATAACTTTATCTGTATATAATTCTAACTGTCCGTTAACGCCGTTTAATATTAATATTGCATCCATAATTGACACACTCCTTTTTGATTTAATAATAACTCAATAAAAAGAATGTGTCAATCCTTTCCAAATTTCTTATGCAACTTTTTCCTGTCGGGCTCTGTCTGTGTCATGATATAACATTTTTCTAAATATTCAAGACCCTCAGCACTCTGAGAATAGTTATATACGACTGCATCTCTTAGGTATAGCCAATACTCAAATACTTCTAAATCTTCTAATCGGTCAAAATCATATCCAGTATATTCACAAACAATCTTTTCTTCTAACGTGTTAACCTCATAATGTTGTCCCTTCTCGTCATCATCAGGATAGGAAGGGATTAAGAGTTTTTTGAGGATTTTTCCTTAGTAAGCCATTCAAAATATGCGGTTAAAATTTCGTTTAGTTGGTCTAGGTCTAACTCGTCAATAACTTCACTTGCCACCACATAGCCAGACTTATTTTTATTTAAAATCATGCCGACCGCTTCGGCTAAGTCGTTCATGGTTTCTTCACTTCTCGACTTCGATAAATTCATGATTTTCTTTAATATTTTAACTTTTGGCGGCTCGACTTCTAGTGTCAAATCGCCTATTTTAATATCAAAATACCTTTTGTTTATAACTGAAATATCAAAAATACTATTACCTTCTTTCAAAATAAAAATAAAAAGAAAAGGCGAGCATTCACTCACCCTTCCTTATAATTATTAAACTGTTGGAATATCTTCTTCATAGATAAGCAGTGTACCTTCACTGTCGAGTGGTGCCGATTTAAACTCTGCATCTACTACAGTTTCTTTGCCGGTAGCGAAAACAAGACTAAATCCTGCTTGATTATTTCCCACAATTGTTATGCGAATATCTCCATCCACAGCATCTTCATGTACAAATCGAATAACATATAGTTTCCCATTCTGATTCCCTAGCCCACCTATTTTCACTGATCTTTTACCTAACGCTTCGGTAACTCTTGCGGTTGCACATAACTTTTCAAGCGTTTTGCCGCACCAAGTCATGATTCCTGATTTCAGGGTAACCTCCTCAACTGTTACGACTGTTTTACTTACAAGCCCTAAATCATCTTTAGCTTCGTAAAAAGTCGGTTTGTACACAGCTGTTGCACCGCCCTGGATAAGGCCTAACAAATTCTCTTCAACTTCTAACAATATGTCCGTTGGGATTTCAGTAACAAATTCATCTACATAGAGCTTGCCGCTACCTATAACAATTTTCTCGCCTATTGTTGACATAATCTAATTCCTCCTAAAATTTTATTTTGTTGTATTAAAAAACACCTACTAAATAGTAAGTGTTAATTGTTGGTTCCCATCTTTGCAATTCAAAAATTTCAATATTTTTTGTTCTCTTTTTTTGTTGTAGTATGGTTGCATTGGATACCAAACACTAAATAGCCTGTTCCCTTTAGAACTATTACATGAAGAACAAACAGGTATTATATTGTTTATAGTTAGTTCCCCAAATTTGCTTACAGGCACGAAATGCTCAATTGTTAGCTTTTCAGTCTGTCCACAGTAAACACATTTATTATTAAAATGTTCCTTTATGCTTTCCCATTGCAAGACAGTCAATGTGTGAGGTAATAGGCGTTCTCTTGCTCTGCGCCTTTGTTTATGCATACGGAATTCTTCTTTATTATCTTGCCGATATTGCTTACCGTATTTCACACAGATTTCTAAATGCTCTTGCCTATATTGTTTCCTGTATTTTGTAAGATGTTCTTTGATATCTTGTTGGTATTGTTTTGTTTTTTCTGCAATGATTTCTTTGTTGTCTTGTCGCCATTGTTTATTCCTTTTGGCAACTGCCACTTTGTTGTCAAAATGCCATTGTTTCATTTGTTCAGCAACAACTTCTTTGTTATCTCGCTTATATTGTTTACCGTATTCCGCGATAGTCACCTTATTGTCTTGTCGATATTGTCTATTATATTCTTGATTACTTTGCCTAGTACATATTTTGCACCAATAAGAAAACCCATCCTTCCCATTACCCTTAGCAAAATTATCAATAGTCAATTCTCTTTTGCATTTACTGCATATCTTTGTTCCCATAATAAAAATACCTCCCTAGTATTTATCCCATTTATTAAAGTGGAGAAACAAGTTGGGAAACTTGCTTTCAGGCTCGAGACCCTATCTCCACGTATATTATATCATGCTTTTAATTGGAATACTATATATTACTTGATATAAACTTTCTGTATCGATATATGCTTCTGTTGTGTCGTAGCCTGGATGTATATCATTCAACACTGCTTCAAGCTTCTGCTCTGCAGTCAAATCTTTTATAATTGTGTAAAGCTCAATTTGATAAAACTTAAATTTCCCATGTACCTTAAAATCCGATGAAATGTTATGGTCAAAGGCCCTCAAGTAAACGATATAAGGCGGTATCGGTGGGGTAGCAAAATGATGATACGACACTGGGTATCCTGTTGTTTTTAATAGTGTGAATAATTCAGCTTGTGTCATTTTTTTAATGCCCCCTCGATACGTTTAACTAATTCTGTTTTAGCCTTTTCCTCATTTGGTCGTATGTGAGGTTTTCCTTCTACCCTGCCGCCGTTTACTTTAGCATGGCCAAATTCTAGTAAATGAGTTATTGAGCTTTTTTTGGCGTTGTAAGTTGTTATACGGATATTATTTTTATCCTCAAACGCAATTTTAGCTTTCCAACCTTTTTTATAATCACCTGTTTTGACTGGACTGTCACGTTTGATATTGTCAGTCATTTCTTTGCTGACATCCTTGCAAGCTTGTTTGACTTCTTCAGCTACCTCATCTGTGTATGCCACTAATGCATCCATAATTGATGCTGCCAAATCCTCTACTTGTGCCATGACTATACACCTGCCTTTGTTGTGAGGTAAAGCTCAATGCGTTCATCATTTCGCAGATAGGTACGATAAATTGAGTATCGCTTTCCATTGTACTCAGCAACT